GTCGTTAGTAGTCAACTCAAATACCGTAGACATTCCCGAAGATGAGCTATTATAACTAGCGTGAGCATTATCGACTAATAGTACTCTAGAATACCCTCCCGCCGATATTTCATTAGTAGTGGGGCTGGCTTCGGTTGGTGCGCCTACGTGCAAACCCATGTATAGGTAGTTTGGAATATCTAAATCTGCTTGCCCAAACATATGCTTGAGAAGCTTTAGCTCCCTATCGTCAGTGAGAATACCCATCAGGCGCTCCTATCAGCTAATATTGATGTCTAAATCGCCAGCCGGTATGCGGAAAATATCGCCGGTAGAAATAGCTTTATCGCTTGTAAGCTGTGCATGAACGATCATGTCGCTGGCTGTACCGCCGGTAGATGCTGGCATAATCATAACCGCAATCACTGTACCGTAATCTGCAGTAGCTTCAGGAAACTCGATTGCCGAGGTGTTTGAAGCGTTGTTTCCGCTTACCGTGAACGCCACTGTCTGACGGGCATACGCCGTACCAGAGTTAGAAACTTCGGTTCCCAGAGCGGTGTCCGTGGGATCTGTGGTGCAGAGTGCAACGTACCAAGCTGTAGGCCGTGTGACTGAATCGGAAGTCAGCAAGTATTTTAAAGTGTGTGTTTCAAAAGTATCTGAGAGGCTCATGTGTTTCTCCTGTTCCTCAAATCGTGATGGTGAAAGAGGACACAGCTAACCTGTCTCCTGCGAAAAGATTGACGTTGGTTAAGGTGAGATCACCGCCGCCGCCGGTATTAGTCACAGTGCCTCGAAACACTTCGGAGCCACCGCTAGTAAAGACTTTGAATTTAGATGCCGTACCCGCATTCACTGTGGTGTCAGTGGTGATGGTATTGGCAGAAACGGAGCCACTATCTGCGGCTCCGAATGCTGGGTTGGTTAAGGGCAGTGTCGCTAACTCAGTATCGGAAGCATCTAGGATTTGCAGAGTACCTGCAGAACCGCCGCTGTCGATTTCGTCCACGATGCCGTTCAAGGCGGCATTCTTAGCACGATTGGTTAGACTGATTGCCACTGCCCTTACCTAGCCTATGCGAGGTTGTAGTTCACTGTGAACAGCGCTTCTGGACGAAGTACCTTGCGCCCATATAATTGCATGCCCCGGACCACATCACTAAAGGTATCTGGAGAACGGAATGTCTCCACCTTGGCGATCTGATCCGCTACTGCTACTGCAGAATCGTGACCCGCTACCATTACTCCGAAGTTAGTTTCGGAACCCGCAGAAGCGGTAGTGTCTAGGTTGCCAACGTAAGGCAAATTGTTCGACACATAGATAGTGAAGTTACGGATTTTAGCCGGCAGCTTACCATTACGAATTTCATCCGAACCACCGAAGTCGGCGTTAATTAATTTCGAATCTTCGTCCATAAGGATTTCTGCTACGAGCGGTGAGATTACCATATAGCGCCCGTCTGTAGCTACATTAGCCTCATCCATCTTACGATTGATGCGGTTCATAACAGCTAATGGTGAAGTAATTGCACCAGAACCACCGCCAGCGGCCAGTGGAATAGATGTTACTTCGCCAGCCACACCCAAGTCAGAACCACCAAAGTCAGTGATGTCCAGCTTGTTTGCTGCCAGCAATTCGTCCGTACCCGCATTTACGTTTGCGACAGTACCAGAAGTGGTTGTATTTCGTGCCCATGAACCTGGTGTTTTCCAACCAGACATGTAACCCAAAACTTCCGCATCAAACGCATCACGCAGATCATAACCAGCACGATCAGATGCTAAGTCCATGAAATTAATATGCGAATGCGCCTGTTCTATATCTGCCAATGTGAACTGGAAGTAGTTCGCTTTATCTACGACCATCGTGAAATCGGTGTCGGTTAAATCCTGTGTTGCCAGAGCAGTACCACGCTCAAGAGCGTTGATAGTGATCGAAGGTTCACGGATAATTTTCACTGAGTCACCGTGTGAGGCAATCTCACCACTGTAATCAGTATTAGTTACAGCTTCGACCACAGAACTCTTGCGGAACGCAAGCTGGGCTTTTTTGCTGTAAAGGATAGGCGAGAAGCCGCCTGTGTTCAGGTTGGTATAACCTGATGCTTTTGCGAATGCCATTAGATGTACTCCTTTTGGAATGGCAGGGCGAAACGCCCGAACAAACCCCGAAGAGGACAATTTGGTGGCAGTGATATATGAGGGTGCGAGTGCCTAATTAGTTGCAGCTAACAAGCAGACGGGCCTCACCACACTGGTGGACTAAACGTCAAAATTCTTGGGAAAAATCAGAACTAGAGGTAGACCGTGTGGTGGCTCTATTCTGTGATTTGAGAGATCAACTCTCAGAAGAT